GTACATAGCAAGAGGCTGCATGGCGATGTAGGCCACTGCAAGGGCGCCCAATATCGTGCTTAGACGCTTCGTCCATCGAACAACTGCCTCAATATATCCCGGCACGTTTTTCAAGAATTCCATTAAACCTTGGCCGCCGCCAATTAGTGCCAGTAATTCATCTGCATTTTGAGCTAATACAGCTTGCAGTTGTTCCATGAAAGTTTGAACTGTTTTGGAGTTTTCTGCGAGGGCTTCTTGCTCTTCTGCAGTCTTCATCGTTGAGCCGGCAAGCAAATCTTGTCTTCCTGACATGACAAGCGCTAACTCATTAACATCTTTTAGCCCCATTGCTTGCGCATAGTAGATTCTTTGATAATAAGACATGTCATTAAACTGGAGACCCGCATCTTTAAGGGCGCCGGTCATCATTTCAAATCTTGCAGTGGGATCTGTCTCCATCATCAGATCCATCGCGTTTACCATGTTGCCACCGATCGCTGCATTAAGTTTAGCGGCAGTCGTGGCGGCTCCTTCAAAAGTATCAGCCACATCGGTCATTTGCTTTAATTTTCCGATTTCCATACCGGTGATTTTTGCTACTCTCGCTAGTTCTTTGAAGGTGTCGATACCATCATCACCAAATTTAGCCAAACTTTCGCCGGCACTTGCGAAATCAGCAGCCATCTGTGCTGGCGCGACCCCAATTTCTTGTGCGAAGGTAAAAAGATCTCTATTGGCCTCCTCTAAAGCGGTCCCAGTAAGTCCAAACGCTTTATTTTGGATTTGTAGACCTTTTGTTAGATCTGCGGATGCTACGCCATAATTCACCAAGGTTGCTGTTGTTGCCGCTAATTGGGCGCGCTGCTCTGGCCCAACTGTCAAGTTAAAATTAGACATATTGTTGAATAAATCTTGATGAGCCTGCCCTGCTTCTTCCATAGTAACGCCATATTCATCTAGTGCCCTATAAGTAGTTGTGACTTCAGCGGCCATTTCTCGACTGGCACCGGTAACCTTCATAAAGTTGTTTTCTAAATCAATTAATCCAATAGCCAAATTGATTATGGAGTTCAAAAACGATCCAAGAATTGACATCGCCCCTCCAGAAATAGCAGCAAGAAGACCTTCGGGTCCAAATCTTATACTCTGCATGCCTTTAAAGACTTGTCCCATTTTTCCAGCAATATCAAGACCGCCTTTAAACGCATTTAAAGATTTGCCAAATTCATCTCCTAATTTTGCTGCCTGATCAACGGATTCTTTTTGTCCGGCAATAAATTTATCAGCTAGCGCAATTGCTTGCTCTTGTTTAATGATATTTCTTTGTGATTCTCTGGTTCTTTTTTTGAACTCCTCTAATGTAATTTTATTAGATTTAAGTTGCGCCTCTAAGCTTGCTTGATAGTCTTTTTCTACTTGCACCATCTGCTGACGGACTATTAGTCGATCTTCGAGTGATTTTGCTTCTGCTTGGTATTTTTCAAGTAACTTTTGTGACAGTTCAAGCTGATTATTGGTGTAATCTAAGGTTTTTCTCTTTTTCTCAAGAATACGATCGAGGTATGCTTCTTCCAGTTCATTGAGTTCATTAAGTCTCTTTTTATTTTCAATTTCCTTGACAGTTAATTTGTCAAGTTCTGCTTTTTGTTCTGGGGTAAGTTGGTCAGCCAAAGTTTGTTGCCTCGCTTTTGTTTAGACACAATAAAGCGCTATGTATTAAATAGTTTTATAATAAAAAAGGCAAAGTTTTCACTTTGCCTTTAATACGTTGAATTCTACCGTCGAGGTGGGCCCCCAGGAGGCGCATTATACTTAGTTAATGTTTGGGCGCCACCAGAGCTAGATTCTCCTGATTTGCCTTTTTCAATAGCATCGTGCTCCATCTTAAGTTGTTTAATCAACCTATCCATGAACCACTTCCGCAAGCCAACAGGTAAATTATATGCCTCTGAGAATGACCAACCGCCCGAATACTTTAAGAAGAAAAACATCTCATAGACGTTTTCCATGTATTCATCGGTCAGGCCAAAAAAAGTCCGCAGTCAGCGGGACCTCCATTTCGGTCTCAAAGCCGCACTGCTCACACTCAAATTCTTCTGATAGTTCAACGTTGGGGGTTACCGCGCGCTGCGCAAAACGCAAATGTCGAGAATCCATAGAAGGAATATTTTCGATTAAATGCGTTTTTGCTTTTAACGAATCATCGCCGTTAACTGCAACAATCATTCCTTGTAGTTGACTGGTAACGTTGCTTTCAAGGCCCTTTGTTTTCATCTTGTTTCTATTTTTGCGGCTATTGTTAGCATGATTCAGCATAATTTTTTCATCTCTGCCGGTCAAAATCTTGAACGTAACTCTAACCTTTGTTACGGGAAGTTCTATATCAAAAGTTCCATCTTTGTTATCCAAAACATCGAATGTATCAAGCGAATTTTGCTCTACTTCTGTTACATTAGCATCGATTAGGTTGAAATCATATTCTTGAGCGTGACCGCACGCAGGACACGTAACCTTTGTTTTATAATCTGCTCCATAAGACGATATTCTTGCAGCGATAACGATTGCGTTTCTATCACCAACAAGCAGTTCATCAGCGTTAATTGATCTGTTTACAATCAAATTTTGGATGACCCTATCTAAAGCTAAGCCCTTTTTAAGAAGAGAGCGGGAAGTTAGAATATCTTCTTCCTTCGCGGTCATATGCTTGATTTCAACAGTCTCTTCGTTGTATAGCGGATGCTCAGGACTATAGTATGCCCCTTTTGAAGGTAATTCTACAAATTGAGTCGGAACCACAAAAGAAAAAGCATCTCCGCTGGAGTCTTTTTCGTTCTGTTGCGCAGGGGGTTTGGTTCCTGTATTTTTTTGTTTTGTACCCCCTACGCGGTCTCTATTTCTTGACAATTTACACCTCGTTTGTTTTTGTCTTTATTTATATCATCATACGGTTGTGGTTGCGGCTGCTAGTGTATCAAAGTAATCTTCAGTGCCATTAGACATCACAGCCCAGTCGTACTTCAGCGTCATGCTGAGTTCGGTAAGGTCATCTGCTCCATACTCTAAGTCGCCAAATTTAAGTTCTGTGATAATGGCGTTTTTAAGTGTCCACTGTTCAAGAACACCGCCTTCGCCATCAATTTGTGTGCATACAACTGATTTTATGGCGGACGCCATGCTGGCTTTTGTCATTGTGTTGTGTACATCATAGGTAGCCGGAACACCATATCCGGCGGCCGCCATGATTTTACCGAATGCGGTGCCAACATCAGGAGTGGTTGGATCGACCAAAGTTATTGTAACATCTTGCCACGTAACAGTGCCAGGATAAAAGAAGGTGTGATTTAAATATTTATGCTCAGCGGTGGCAATTTGAAATGAGGGCTTTGTCATCGTCTTGGCATACCATACATTATTAGTGTCGATTCCGCCAGTTTCCTTCATGCCTTCCATCGTTACCGTAAATCTAAATTTCCTTTTAGGATCTTTGATTGATGCGTTTTCCGCGTAGTCACTACTCCAAAAGCTAGACATATTATATTTTCTCCTTCTTTATATTAAATAGTCCTGTGTATTTTTTTTTAGTCATCGAATGATGCTCCGCTGGACATAACCACAAAGTCAATCGCAATATATTCGATTGCTCTTGTTGGCTTAATCATAATCTTCGCGTATAGAACATTTTGATCGATTAGGTCTGGCGTTGTTGTTGTTTCATCTAGAATCAACTTATAGTCTTGAATACCATAGGTAGACATTGTATTGGCCAAGAGCGGCTCGACAAGGGCCTTAAAACTTAACCATGTAGCTTGAACATTTTGCTCAAACAGCACCTGATTAGACAAAATTGAAATCTGTTTTTTAAGGAAAATAACCAATCTTCTAACGTTAATTCTGTCTAGAGCGCTTGTTCTCTCTTGAAGCGTCTTCTGTCCAAACACGACAATCCCGCTAGATGGAAACGAAGCGATCGGATTGATTCTACTTTCATACAGTGTATCACGCTCATCAGATGTTAATCTTTCGGATACATTTGTGATTGGGATTCCTGCAGCACCGTCAGAGAGACCTCCTCGGTTGAAACCTGCAGGGGCGAACCAAAGTTCCGAAGCCTTCTCGGAACTACCGAGAACACCCATCATAGCGACAGAGGGCGGGATCCAAAGAAGTCGGCCGGTACTACTATCTCTTGTCTGCACCCATGGGTAATAAGTTGCACCGTAGCTAGAATCGATTCTTCTATCTCTGAGTGCGTTGGCTGCATTTGTTGGAGTTGTTGCGATTCTCTGATCCTTAGAGTTGTAGTATGCTTCGTGAGAAGGCAAGTACACGTTCGCCAGGTCGATGAGCGCCAAAGCATCCGCGCGCTCGGCGCAAGTATTAATCATATGCTCTGTGAGCGTATCTACGGTGAGACCTGGAGCTGTCAATACGTTCATATTGATATACTCTGGATCGGACACTGTATCGATAGCTCTCTTATAGGTGTGATAAGCATAAGAATTGTCTTCAGATACATTGGTGATATCTGTCATTCCCTTATTATAGAGCGGATCTGGTTTCTGGACGTCAAATCCATCAAAACCGCCCCAGAATGGCGCTGTGAATCTGTTGTAACCAGCGTTAAGCAATGTCTCATAAGAGGTTTTTGCTACCGACTGTCCTCGCACGCGAGATCCGGATCTATGGAAATACATACTATCGGAATCCTGAGCCACATCATCGAGCGAGAACACATAGGTCCAAGCGTCGACACCGGTGATCCCAGACGGGTTCTTTGCAGGGTTTTTGCCAGCAACAGGATCGTCAACAAAGCCAGAATATAGAAGTCTGTGCATGTCAGTATAGCTTGTAGCTGCAGTTGTACTTCCTGAAGTTCTTGTGTTCTGGAATCCGAAGTATGCCTTGGTAGGATCACTGATTCCGCCATCGGAGGCAGAAAGGCGCACCCTGTCAACTGGCCAATAGAGTGATGCGGTAAGTCCATTTTCCGTTTGAGCAATATTGCCTGTTCCACCGCTCATAAATTGTCCACCACTGCGGCCGCCAAGCTGCACTGATTGTGGCATACCGCCGCTCAGAATGATAAACTTGTTTGAAGGATATCCACTAGCTGCCGGCTGACCTGATGCCGAAAGAATTGGCGTGAATCCTGGAGGTCCAAAGTATCCGAATGGAAGCAGCAAAGGATCGGTAGCTCCGACTTCAACTTCTTCGTTCATCTCAACATAAACATATGCCGATCTATTATCGTAGTCACCGTATGCTTTAAGTCTTCTCTGCGTGGTATCCCATTTGTTATACTTGTCGCCGATTACGCGTGCAATAAAGTTAGCAGAAGAAGGGTCAAGCGTTAAGTTGTCAAACCTCTCAAGCACAACGGTGCTTCCATCATGGTCGCGAATATCTCTTAATACAACTGAGAATGTTCCATAATCAGAAGTGGAACTGGTGGAGGCTCTGACTTTCTCAATAGAAACCTTAACATTTTTGTGAAGCCACTCTCCGTGACCTCTTCCCTTAAGGCGGAAAAGCTTTTGCTGCTTTGCGGGCATATAGGTAGCGTAGTCTCCGGACAGATCTTGGCCAATAAACCAGCCGGCAACGGCTTCG